TGCCAAGCTGGCAGCATGTAGGCAATTGACGTCTGGTATTCCGTTCCGTAGTTGTTGGATTTTTCGATTTTTGTTGACGTTGTTAGTAATTCAGTCATTTGTGCTTTACTCCAAAATTGGTTTGTTGTCTTCGAGGATTGTTACGGTATAGCTGCTAATCGATTCAATGTTGTCTGCTACCCAATGGAGTAATTCCGTTTCCGTTTCAAACCGGAAATCGGGCGCAACATCGACGCTCATTGTTTCGCCGTCAGTCGCTAGAGTCTGGAAACGGTATCCGTCACTTGTTTCGATTGTGTACTTGGCTCGATTCGCCATAATATCCTCGCTCCAATTAAATGTGTTTCGGTCACTCCCTAGATTAGACCATAGGCTGTTACTAGTTGTCAAGTAACTATGTGCACTAGGATGCACAATTTCCGGCATAGCCTCAGACTAGGCACGCGCTCTTTTGGATTGAATCGCCAAGTTGTGACGCATCGGACGGCATCGGAAGAGCTAGCAGGTGCAGTGACTCGCCTTGAATCTTGGAAGCTTTGACCGATTCAACCGGCCCCGGCATCCAGGCTGAAAGTTGTAGCGGGGCATCCGACGGTACCATACGGGGGTGGTGTACTTTACTATATCTGGGCCATCAGCCTGACTGTGTGTATTTTTACGTTGGCCCTGACGGTTTCTGGTCTCCAGGAGCCGATCTGAATTTTTTACGTTTATAATTTTCCAAAACCGACCTGAAGTAACTTCATGCTTCAGGTTGAGCTTCAGGTTGAGGGTATAGTAACTAGGTTCTAGGCACGAATTTCTGTACAGTAACTGTATCTGAAGCAACTTCATGCTTCATATGAAGTTCAGGTAGTGGTAAGATTTGCGGATATGGTGATAGTGAGTAGTTAAGAGATGGTTGTAACGGCTACTAGGGAAGAGATTGAAGAAGCTGGTAAGTTAGCCAGGATTGAGATGGCTAAACGGGACTACCGGCGGTTCATGTCGTTTGTGAAGATTGTGGAGCCGGGGACCGGGATGGTGACGCTGGAAGAGTGGCCCCACTTGCTGGAAGTGGAGAGGACGCTTGCTAGTCAGACGAGGATCGTGCTGGCGAAGAGTCGGCAGATCGGGATGACTACACTTTTATCTTCTTATGTTTTGCACCATGCTAGTTTTACGCCTAATGCGTTGGCGTTGGTGTTCTCCAAGGGGGAACGGGACGCATGGGAGTTCCTTGCTAAGTCCCGTATGACGTATGAGGCGTTACCACCGGAACTCCAGATGCCGCTTGGTGCGCCTGATAATAGGGAGCAGATGACTTTTCAGTCGGGATCAAGGGTAATTACACTCCCGTCTACCGAAGCTGCTGGCCGTGGCCTTAACCCTACGCTCGTAGTCATGGATGAGGCCGACTTCCACGAGTATTTGGACGCTGCCTACAATGCTGTTAAGCCAGGGCTTGATGACAATGACGGCCAGTTGGTCCTGACTAGTACCGTTAACCCTTATAAGATGGGGAGTCTGTTCCAGACGCTCTACCTCGCTTCTCCCGATAACGGGTTTAGGCGTCTCTTCTACGGCTGGCGTGCGAGACCCGCCCGTACCGACGAGTGGTACGCCGAGAGGAAGTCCCAATACCCTGACCAGGCCCTCTTCCAGAAGGAACACCCCGAAACGGAAGAGGAAGCCTTCGCTCCTACACGTGCTATTGCCGCTTTCGACCAGACTATCCTTACACGCATGAAACAGGACGTGAAGGAGCCGGTAGAAGTGCTGACGGTGGGTAATGGTGTACGTGCAAACGTGTACCAGCCGTTCCAACCGGGAAAAAGGTACTCCGCAGGTACTGATACGTCACACGGTACGGGTAATGACTACGCCGTGACTGTGATATTAGACGCTGTGACCGGGTATATAGCTGCGGATATTTACTCCCAGGTGATTAACCCGTCTGAACTGGCGGTAGCGTCCGTGGAGTTGTTAAATAAGTACGACTCCCCCATCTGGGGCATTGAAGATAACGATTGGGGTATACTAACTATCGCGATGGCGCAGGAACTCCGCTACCGGAAGCTGTTTTACCGTGATTCCGACCATCCGGGCTGGCATACCTACGACACCGCTGGTATGACTAACGGCTCCCGCTACGTCCTCTGGGGCGACTTGATCGAGGCTGTCCATTCGAGGGCTATCACCGTGCCTAATGGCGACGGTCTCTCCCAGTTCTTTACTGTTATCAGGAACCCTGACAAGCGGGGACGCATCGAAGCCCAGTCGGGCACCCATGACGACTACCCTATGGCGGTGGGTATAGCTTGGCAGTTGAGACAGAGCGCACGCCCCGCAGGGGGCGAGAACGGCAGACCGTCCCGTAACGGCGAGAGACGGCGTAGACGGGGTTGGTCGAGGTGGGGATAAGATATGGCTTATATGAATGGGTTCGAGGAAGAACCTACTCCTTCGATGATAGACCAGTACCGCTCCCATCTGAAGGAGGTCTGGACTAACGCCCACCGTAAGTGGGAGAAGTACGACGAGTATTACTTCCGTACTTTTAGCGTCTGGGACGGGGCCGAGTCCCACTCACGCCCGGGCTGGCTGAAACCGGCACGTGCCACCGCCCTGGTGGATAACGCCGTAGACCACCAGCTAGCTTCCGAACCTACCCCTCACCGTAACCCGGCTAGTCAGGCCGAGAGCGCGAGGGAAAATGCCGACCGTGTGGAAGCCGCCCTGAAGTCCATCCTAGACGAGGCTTCCCTACTGGAACCCGCCCTTACCTGGAAGCAGCAGGGTAAGAACCTGGTACACCTGGGTTATTCCATCCACGAACTAGGTCTAGACTCGATGGTGCTGCAACGCCGTGCCGAAGAGCCGACTAGGGATGCCAGCACTCCCGATGACGAGTGGCGTGCTGCCCAGCGTCTCCACGATCACTACCGGCGTACCGCTATGCCCTTCCGTACACGCTCCCCACAGCCAGCCCGTATCCTGCTAGACCCGTGGGAGAAACGGCCCCGCGTAGCTATTAGGCACGCCAGAAGGTTCTCGCAAGACCTCCACGAACTTACCCTCTCCCGTAAGGCCCGCGGTCGTACTGCCGATGTGTGGGAAGTACGGAACAACCGCCCCTTTGAACTTATCCTAGTAGACGAGTATTGGACCGAGTTCTGGCACGCTATGATGGTATCCGGTCACGTTACTGGCACCGGGCGCGAGTACCACACCATGAAGAAACTGCTCTTTGTGGAGAAGAACGTCTGGGGCTTTGTCCCCTACGCCCACGCTTACGCCGGTTTCGGCCAGGAACCCACCAGTTCCGACAAGATAGACCCCGCTAACCTGGCGGTAGGTATATTAGACCCCGTTATGGCCGATATCCGTGCCCAGGCACAGGCCGTCTCGGGCAGGCATAACGCCCTGATGGACGCTACTTTCAATCCCATCGGCACTAGGATGGGGGCAGACGAACTCCGCGACCAACTTGACCAGGGCGACATCATAGAGATGCAAGACCGGTCCGATGTGTGGCGCATGGATATACCTCAACTTCCGCGCTGGATGTTCCAAACGGAAGAATGGTTATCAAGAGATATTGAGGAAGGCACCTTCTCCCGTGCCCTGGCAGGTGTCCGTGAGCAGGGTGTCTCTACCGTAGGCCAACAGGCTATCCTATCTACGGCGGCAGGCCGCAAGTTCGTTGCCGTATCCAGACAGCTAGAACACCTAGCCTCCGTTGCCTCCTCCCAGATATTACAGTTGATCGACCTCCTAGACCTGAACCTGACGGTCAAGGGTCACAACATACGGCCATCACACATCGAGTCGGACTATTCCGTGGATATCAGCTTCGACCTGGTAGACCCTGTCCTGCAATTACAGCAGCGTCAGCTAGGTCTACAGGAAGTTGCCGCTGGCCTCAAGTCGATGGAGACCTACTGGGCCGCTGACGCACGGCTGGAGGACGCCTCCGGGGAACGTAAACGGCTCCTGATGGACTGGGTCAGAAAGAACCCGATGATCCACCAGGCCCTCGCTATGGAAGTGGCGCGGGAAGAAGGCATAGAGTCCCTGGTAGAACGTGCCCTACAGATGGCCGAGGGCGGTGGGGAAGGACAGCCTGGTGCTGCTGGCGGCGCACCTATATTGGGACCGGACGGTATGCCCCTTGACCAGACAATGGGCGGCGGTGCCCAAGGTGGTGGCCCTCCCGGTGGTGGTATGAGGCAGGGCCTGACCCCTAATACGATTAATCCAAGCCAAATCGGCGCGAATATGGCAGGTTAGCATGGCTAAGTACAACGAACTACACGACATCGTGGAAGCCCTGAAGGCTGAGAAAAAGGCACTGAGTAAGGACGCTGATAAGGCAAACGCCGTTCAGTACGGGACTGCTCGTTATTCCAGCCGCGCCGAAGCTATAGCTGCGTGGGAAAAACTGCCCCCGGCGCAAAAGCAGGAGCATATCCAGAAGAACGGTGCCAAGGCTGTAATCCAGATGCTCAAGGGCAACGGGGCAGGAGGGGCTTCTAATGCCGAAAAAATTTGTAGATGCGAATGGGATGTTAAAGGACGCTGCTGCCGACAGCACAATTGATGATTGGATTCTTGAGCAGACACAGAAGGATAAAACTCTTCATACAACGAAGCTACCTATCCAAGCTTACGAGACCGGTGAGGGAACGTGGAAGGTTAACTGGGTTATCAAGGAAGTCGGGGACGAAGACCCTAAAGGTAAATGGTTTAGAGGTTCGGGGATTAAAGGCGACGATACTGCCTGGACACTAGCTATGAAGGATGCTATTGCTCAGGTTGGGGGGGCGAATGCTTTAAACCATGTCAAGGTATACAGCGGCACCGGCGACCGTGCAGGTTATGTGTCCTGGGCGTACCAGGGAGAATCCGTAGATGCCGACCAGAGTTGGGACTTACGTGAGCTAGATGACGGCAGGATCATCATGTGGGACAGGGAATCCGGTGAAAAGAAACCGATGATCGAGGCCCCAACTACGACTATCCCACAACAAGGGGCCACACCGAT